AATATATACTTTTTCTTTAACAATATACAAATTATCGTTAATTACGATTAAATCTTTACAATGGTTAATTTTAACATTTTTTATAATACACTAATTGGTTTTTTTTTGTGTAAATGTTTATTCTGTTAATATCTTCATCTATCATATATACATAATTCCCAATAACATCAAATTTTGTTAATCATATATGATTAAAATCAATTGATCTTAGATATATCCCATCATCCGGATACATACTTACTCCAAAACCATATCTACCTAGAGAATATATTTCATCATTATCTAATATGATTTTGCCATATTTGTTTTCACAAAGAAAAGAATACGTATATTTCAACAATTCCCAACTTTTAGTATAATCTTCTTTATTACTATGTTTGTGATACTTGTATCCCACTCAATATATAAATATTTTTTTATCCATTTTTAGATCATCTAACAAACAATTTCATCTATATTTTTCTTTTGTCATTACTTATTACTATATTTCCACCAATTTCCCAAACTAAGTTCATGTTTTCGGTAATTCTTAAAACATATTTTTCAATTTTGTGTTTTTTCTATTATTTCACCATATTCGTTTAGTATTTTAATATATTCGTCATTATAATCATAGGCACATAATTTATTATTTATCCTATCAATATTTTTGCGATTATTATCAAAAATAACCAATATAATATACATAATAAGGTTTTGTAATAGGCCTAGAATTTTTTTTACAAAATTACAAATTAATATTTTGTACCAATTTTTCCATACTAATCTTTTTGATATTATATATTTTTTGGTAAAAAGAACAATATGTTTCTTTTGTGACATATTTATTAAATAAATTATTTTTTAATATAATATCAAAATTACTTGCTGATTTATTAATATTTTCCCAAACATTAATAAAAATTTATAAATTATTTCTATTAATTTTTATTATTCCAATTTTTAATTTTTTAATAAAACTTGAGTTTGTATAAGTTTTGCATTTAAAACAACATTTATAATATGTAAATTTTCATTGATAACAAATAAATTTTTGCAAATGTAATATCAGAAATGACTTTTATATATTAATTTCCCACCTTTTGTAAATACCTTTATTAAATGATTTTTTGTATTTGTTACATAAATGTGATCCCATAAACATTAAAACTTATTCTGCAACCAAAATATTCATCGTCGATTTTTCTTATTAGCCCTCTCCCAATAATATATTTTGCCCTTATCCAATATAATTTTACTACTAGTATCGTAAACTTTATGACTCTTGATAGTCCAGGTTTTAATATATGTTCCATCAGTATGATATTTAAATATGTAATAGTCATTTTCCAAAATATAAATATTTTCGTCATCCATAGTTATATCATAAATAGTCACATTTTCTAATTTAATTATTGTTTTCCCATTAAAATCACATACTCTATCACAAGTATAATATAAAATTGTATTTGAATTTCCCAAAATTCCCAAAATATTAATATTACCAAAATTATATTTCTCCATAATCAAATCATTATCATCTGTTATAATAATATTTCCGTTTTGAGAATTATAACAACATATTTTATTGTTTATTTTTACAATTATATCTGATTCCATGTTATCTGATTTAACATATTTCTATGATATGGTTCAATAAATGGACCTACTGCATCTTTTATAAAATCACATGTTAATATTTTATACCAATTATTACATACAGATCTTTTTCCTATCACAAATCTTTTCGATAGGAAGGATAATATTTTACTAAATATTTCTTTTTTAATATATTCATCGAATAAATTTCTACAATAATATTTCTCTTCGAATGGTGATATTGTTTTTTTCATTTTTTTTATATGTGTAATAAAAATTATAGGATCTTGAGCAGTATTTTTAAATCATTTAAATTATCTTCTAATATTTGCAAAAAAATATGAATATGATTTCCATCAAATGACATTGTGAAATAATTTTTTTATTATTTGTGTATTATTATCCAATTTAATTTCAAATTTTTTTTTGAATATTAAATCAAAAGCATTTTAATTTGTAAACATATATTTTTTCTTTTGTAATAATATACATGCTATCGTTAATTACGAATAAATCTTGATAGTTTTTAATATTATGTTCTACATTACATATTTCTTCCCCTTTTTTTGTCATAATTTTTATTAGATTATTATAATCGCTTATTATATATATGTAATTTCCATATACATCAAATTTCGAATTGATATCACAATTTAATATTTTTTTAAATTTCCCATTACTTGATAATTTCAGAATAGAACTATGCCATCTGTTCAATACATATAATTCTTCTTCATTCACAACGACGCGACCTTTACTAATTTCGGGTAAATAAATGGTGAAATTTTCAATATATTCTCCTTTTTTATCAAACATAAATATATTCATTTTGGCTAATAAATAGATGTATTTATCGCCAATAGCTATTTTTCTATTAAGACTATCGATAAAATCAATATTTTCAATAAACATAGAAAATTGTGAATTTTTTGGCACAATATGAATATAATTATTAATTGTTCTTTTTTCAATTATTTCACCATTATCACTAAATATTCCAATACACTTATCATCATAATTATAATTACATAATTTATTATTTAATTTTATTATTTTTTTAAATTTATTGTCGAGACAATTGCAGTAATATACTTTATATGGATCAGTAAATGGACCAAGAAAATTTTTTGTAAAATCATTTGTTAATATTTGGTACCAATTTTTACATATTAATCTTTTTGACATAACATATTTTTTCGGAAAAAAAGACAATATATAATTGAATATTTCTTTCGTGACATATTTATCGAATATATTTTTTTTGTTACAATACCTATTCCTAATTAAAAATATTGTATTTTCCATTGTTTTCATACTTGTATCAAAAATTAGTGAACATTCAGTTGTTCTTAGATTATTAATATTATTCTCTAATATTGATAAATAATTTTCAATATCATAAATTTTGGATAACATGATAATAATTTTCATAACATAATTTTTTATCACTATTTATTTTTTTCAATTTTTTTTTTTAAATAAAAAACATATTAAACTTGTTTTATGATTTCAAGTTCTTTTTCTGTAAAAATACTATTTGATGATTTAGCAAGAATTATATTACAATAATCTATAATATTATTTATATTTTCTTCTATTGTTAGCATTTCAACCGCTATAAAACATTTTAACTCTTTTTCATCGTTTTTGTTAAAATCATGTATTTTTTTCAATTTGTCCAAATACAATTTCCCTTCTTTTTTTTCTACTGATGTTGCTATTACATCAACATATCTATATGCATATTTTATTATTCCTTCAATCGAACCACGGTCTTCTTGACCTTCTACGAATATACCACCAAAATATAAACCTGTAAATTTAACTTTATAAATGAATTCCTGGATTATTTCTTCGGACATTTTAACAGGAGTATCATTTATATGTGAGTCATTAATCCATAAACCATCAACACTATATTTATCTTTTATTAATTGATTTAAATATTTAAAGACTTCTTTAATTCCTATATCATGAAAATTTAATCCAATAAACATATCTTGATATTTTTTTCTTATTTTTTTGAAAACTTCAATTAGTGTGGAATTTTCACAACAACCACCTTTTAACCATACATATTTTATATTATTTTTTTTCATTATTTTTATATTATCCAATGTTTTATCATAATCTTTAACATAAATTACTGGCATTATTATTCTAGTTTTCCCAAAAAATTCATAAACTTTTTTGTATTTATTTATATATTTCCATTTTTCACCATGATTTTTAAATGTCAGAACAGTTGGTAACGAATAACATGTTTCACACATATAACAATTAGTACTCAAACACTGACATTTTTCACATTTCCAGGTAATTGTTTCGACCGTTGGTTCGAATTTTTCCATGACGAAATAATATGTATTTATATCTAAAATCTATCATCACATTTTATCTTTCAATTTTTTTAGTTATAAATAAATTCTTCACATACAAATTTCACTTATTTTGCCAACTAATTCGTTTTTTCTTCTGATTGAATACAATTGGAAACGAACATTATATGATTCGCTGATTAAATTTGATATCAAATATTTCATTTTTGTTTTAAATATTTACACCAAATTTAAAAAATTAAAATAAAAAAAAATTTTTTATAATTATTGAATCTTTTAGCATAATAATCGCGAGTCTTTAGCAATTTTATGCATTGAAGACAAAAAATAATAACACTGACATTACTGGTCTTCATGATGATGATACTATTAAATTATTAAAGATGTGCAATATGCATACAAACTACTATTCTATGTAGAATTTAGTATTGTTGACACTGGTTTTTCTTGATATTGTTCGCTAAATATTTTGTTACTATTTTTTTCTTTTCTAGATAAACTAGTGTCTCATATTCAAAACTATAGAAGCTGTAACCCCAATAATATCATATTTTGAGATTTTATCCATAGCAGTTAATATAATATTAATAATTATAAAACCAATTCCAATAAATATAAATTTTTATTTTTTTTAGTCAAAATTTTAACAAAATAAAAAATAACTATATATTAATTCTTTCCAAAAAATTAATTAGATAAATTTTATTTTATAGATATCAATCGTCACTCCTTCTATTGCATACAAATTATTATTTATTACAAACAAATTGCTACAATCATTTTTATTATTATTATTATTATTATTGTCATGTTTTTTACAAAATAACTCTTTACCTTATCGCTTAAAAATTTTTAATAAGAACATACTATTGTGTAAATATAATTTACACATACATCAAAACTAGATAAAAACCTCTCATATCCAACAATTTATTTTTCTAATTAATTCTCCATCACTTGAATACATTCTTATGTAAGAGTCTTTTTTTAAGTACAAATATTTCTCCTCCATCCGCAATTATTTTCTGGCCTTGATTTTCCTCATCGTCTGTTTCCCAATCTTTAACAAATGTGTTTTTAAATTCATATTTAAAACACTTTATTGGATCACAAGATATAAACATATTTTTCGTCTGTTGTTACATCAAATATATAATCACCTTTGAATTTCAAAACTATTTTTTTTCCAAAATTATCAATGACTTATTCTATTAAAACTTTTATTTTCTGTTAATTTAATGACAATTTCAATATTACACATATTAATTACCTTTAATTCTTCATCAGTATTTCAGCATAGGTATTGAAAAAAATTATTAAAATATATTTTATTGTCTATTCTTACAATGACTAAAACTCGAAAACTGTTAAAATGATATATATTATATGGTTCATTTAATAGATTTAACTTTTTTTTGACATAATCATAAGTTAATATTTTATTTCATTTTTACATATTAATCTTTTAATATATTTTTTTGATAGAAAAGACAATATGATACTAGTAAATATATCTTTTTTGACGTATTTATTAAATAAATCTTCGGTTTGTAATTTTTTTTTATAATGATATTGTTTTTCCCATTTCATTTAGGTTTATTAATATTAGAAAATGATATTAATAAATAATTTTCAACTTGTTGATCTTTAAATGACATGATAATAATTAGAACTTTAATTCTAAGGTATAGATACTTTTAATTTCAATTTTTTATAATATTTTATTTTATAAATTTTACGATATAGAAATTGTCGTTAATTAAA